CAGCAAGATTTTTTAACAATGCGTATCTTACCCATTATCAGCAAGTTAACACCATAAAGTCAGAGGGTTGTTAATAACTTTGGGTGGTACTGATGTATATTTGTGGCAGATTTTGAAGAGCCAATGACATTCAGCGAATTAATAACCAGTACCGGAATTAAAAAAGAACATCTAATAAAGGTGACCAAAATACCAAGAAACCGCTTTTACCAAAGTATGCACAAGCCACATCTATTGTCATTGGATGAAATTGAAAGGATCGCCCTTGCAATTAGAATAGACAAACAAGTTTTAATAGATTTGTCATTGATGCAAAAAGCAAATGGATAAATTGCAAGACCTTATAATTGATGCTTTGAATGATGGAATGAATGTAAAGCTTCTGCTACTGGCAAGTCAAATGGATGAGGAAAGGTTTCACTTGTGTGTTGAGTTCAACAAATTCTCATCAATTGAAAGCCGTGAAATTAGAAAGGCAATAAAAGAATGGAGGCAAGATATCAACAAATGGAATTTATGATATGAAATATTTAAAAAAACTTTACTCATTCATCTCATTGCTTAATACTGAAAAGCAAAAGGCAATGATTGATTGCAAATCCCCACTTGGATTTTGAAAACTGCTTTGATATATGGCATCAATGGGCAAGATGGTTCTTACTTGTCTGAACTGCTTTTGGAAAAAGGGTATGAGGTTCACGGCATCATTCGTAAATCCAGTACATTCAATACCCAACGCATTGACCATTTGAGAGGCAAACTCCATTTACATTATGGGGATGTCACAGATGCATTGTCAGTTGTCAATTCAATAATCCAAATCAAACCCGATGAAGTTTATAACCTTTCAGCACAGAGCCAAGTAAAGGTGAGTTTTGAATTGCCAAACTTAACCGCTCAAGTGGATGCGATTGGTTGCTTGAATTTGCTTGAGGCAATTAGACTTTATCATAAAGACTGCAAGTTTTATCAAGCCGGGTCAAGTGAGATGTTTGGCAAGGTGCTTGAAACCCCACAAAAGGAATCAACTCCATTTAACCCTCAATCACCATATGCAATCAGCAAGGTGTTTGCCCATCAACTTTTGGTTAATTATCGTGAAGCTTATGGCTTGTTTGCGGTCAATGGTATTTTATTTAACCACGAATCACCACGCAGAGGTGAGACATTTGTCACAAGGAAAATCACAAAGGGCATTGCTGACATAATGAAAGAAAAGTTGACTCATCTTACATTAGGCAACCTCAATGCAATGAGAGACTGGGGTCATAGCAAGGATTATGTCAATGCGATCTATTTGATGATGCAAAATACCAAGCCAGTTGATTATGTTGTTGCAACTGGTCAAATGATAAGTGTAAAAGAATTCCTTGTTAAAGCTTTTAAATATGTGGGCATTGAACTTGAATTTATGAATAGTGGTATCAATGAGGTCGCTTTTGATGACATTACTTTAAAGACATTGGTCAAGGTTGATGCCAAATACTATAGACCAACAGAAGTTGATTTGTTGCTTGGGGACTCTTCCAAAATAAGAAAGGAACTTGGATGGATGCCTACATATTCCATTGATGACATTATTACTGAAATGATGAACTTTGATTTGAATGAATAAGAATAGCAAGGTATTGGTTTTGGGAGCAAGTGGAATGGTTGGTTCAGCCGTTGTAAGGCAATTAATCAAAAGGCAATTCACAACCATACTTGTTCCAAATTCAACTGAACTGGATTTGACAAGTGCCTATTTGGTGAATTCATATTTTGGTCATCACAAGCCAAGTTATGTAATCAATTGTGCCGGTAAAGTTGGAGGCATATTATCAAACCAATTGCAACCAAGTGAATTCCTTTCTGACAATGCATTAATCCAAATCAATGTAATCAATGCATCATTCAAGTTTAATGCAGTTAAGCTTTTAAATCTTGGTTCAAGTTGCATATATCCGAAGCATTGCCCACAACCAATCAAACCTCATTACCTTTTGAGTGGAGAACTTGAGCCAACAAATGAACCCTATGCATTGGCAAAAATACTTGGTATCAAACTTTGTCAAGCTTACAAAAGCCAATATGGTTTCAATGCCATCAGTCTTATGCCTTGCAATGTCTATGGTCTTGGTGACAACTATGACCAACAAAATGGTCATATCATAGCATCCTTATTTGATAGGTTCATAAAGGCAAAAATTGAAAACAAAAAGGAAACCGTTGTTTGGGGAACTGGCAAAGCATTAAGAGAGTTCATCTACGTTGATGACCTTGCTGATGCAATACTATTTGCAATGGACAACTATGATGGTAATGACCCATTGAATGTTGGTACTGGTTCAGAAATCAGTATTTATGATTTGGCAAATAAAATTGCAAAGGTTGTTGGGTATGATGGGTTGTTGGTATATGACCAAACAAAACCGGATGGAACACCTCGCAAACTGCTTGACTCATCAGTTATCAATGAACTTGGCTGGAATCATACAACAAGTCTTGAGAAAGGTTTGAAACTTGCTTATTCACATTACTTACCATATTAAACAAAAACCTATGAAACAAAAAATCTTACCCATTGTCATTGGTGTCTTGTTTATTGCGTTGCTTGGCAATAATTATAGGATGTACCAACAAACAAAAAAAGATGACAACAAGTCATCAGATGAATTGAAACAAATCCAAACATTGATGGATGAAAAAGAAAGTTGGTCAAAAAGAGAGAGGCAACTACTTGATGACAATGCTTACTTGATTACTGAATTGAATCTATTGAAAGCCGAAATTGAACTTAAACCAAAAACAATTATCAAATACAAAAAAAATGAAAAAGCAAATAATGTTAATGAGTCTGCTTCTGACAACTACAATGAGTTACTCTCAAGAAGATATGACCTTGAATGATTCGTTAATCTATACACCTCAATATCTTTTTGAAATGATGATTGCCGATTTGGAGCAATGTGATTTGGATCGCATTGAACTGAAGAAAGCCAAAGCGGAATTATCATTGATATATGTGGAACTTGCCAAAGCAAACAAATCAAAAGAGATTGCCTTTGACCAAATGAAAGACTTGAGAGAGTACAATGATAGCTTGGTCAATCAAAACCTAACATTGACAATTGAAAGCACCAATGAAATAAAAAGACTAAAGAGAGCAAAAAGGTTTTGGACATCCACAACTTTTGTTAGCATCTTGTCTGCCATTGGTATTCATTACAATTGGAAAAACTCTTATGTGACTTGGTAGTTATGGAAAAGAAAAAACCAATTTCAAAAAGCTTGGTCATTGATGGAACTGCTTTTGACCTTGATGACCCTTATGCATTGAACTCATTAAACATTGAAAAGATAATTGAATTGCTTGACTTGTATGAATGGCACAGAAAGGATGTGATAAGATATGCCTCTGTATATGGAAGTATAAGAAAGCAGAGGGAAAAGCTTTGGGAATATGTTGATGAATTGCTACCAGTAATCAACAGACTTAAATTTGAATTTGAATCAAGGTTGACATTAGGCATATGACAAAAGCAGAAACAATTATTGAGATAGCAAAAAAAGAAATTGGATACCTTGAGACCCCTCCAAATTCAAACAAAACCAAGTATGGTAAATGGTTTGGATTTGATGGGGTTGCTTGGTGTGGTATGTTTGTAAGTTGGTGCTTTGACAAAGCCGGTGCAAACTTGGGAAAGATTGGTTTCACAAAAGGTTTTGCTGGTTGCCAAACTGCCGTTGCTCATTTCAAGAAGACTAAAGAAATAACAACAAAACCACAACTTGGTGACATTGTTTTTTTTGATTGGAATGGGGATGGGAGGTATGACCATACTGGCATTTATGTTTCTGAAATGTCAGCAACCCATTTTTATTCCATTGAGGGAAATACATCTTTAACCAACCAATCAAATGGTGGCTCTGTAATGTTAAGGAAAAGGAACTTTAACAAAGCAATCTTTGTACATCCAAAAGTGTTGGACAAATGAAACCAAAGGAAAAGGCAATTGAAATCTTCTTTGAGCAATGGTTCAAAAATTATGACCTTGTCCATAAAAAAGCATTGACAGATGCAAATGACATTGTTGACTTAAAGATTGTAAAGGAAAAGGATGAAAGCCAATATTGGCAAGAAGTGAAAAGGGAATTGCTATCTTTTAAGGGGTAGCATACCTCCCACACTAATACCTTTTGAGATTGGATCGTAAGCACCAAAAATTATTTGTTCTTTTTTGTTTTTGTAACCTACCATAGGTGACAATCCAAGTGTTTGACCATAGGTTGCAAAAGCACCATAATAAAACATTGGTTTAATCTCATTCCTTGTTTCAATGACTTGTGTCAATGGTAACTTTAACCGCCAATTGATTTGCCTTGCCTTTACAGAGTTTTGTGTCACAACCTCTTTTAAAACGATTTTGACCGTGTCATTCTCCAAGCTATCAAGATAGGTCAGTTCAGAAAAGAAAGCTTTTAGAATTGCCCCAGTATCAACATTGGATGGAATGGGATTGTTTATTATTTGTATGGGTTGCCCCGGTGGTAATTGAAAAGTCTGTTGTGGCAAATTAACAACAATGGTATCTCTACTGATTAAAACATCAGAGCCAAACAAAACCCCACTCTTTCTCAAATCAATGTAAATGCCAACACCTACAATGATTGCAATAAGAATTAAGATTTCTTGTAAACTAATTTTAGCCAATCTTTTTGTAAGCAGTTCTTATACCAAGCAAACCAGTACCAAGTAAAAGTAGTTCTGTGGCTTTTATGATGTCTCCAGTTTTGTAATAATGCAAAAGACCAAGTGCAATGAATCCAATTGCTGACCAAATGGTTTTGCTCAAATACCAAGATTTTGTCATTTTTTTATTTTTAATAATATTAAACATCAATTCATTTTTTGCGAAAGCTTTGCATCTTGCTTGTTATGGAACAAGTCCTTGACATCCTTTTTTATCTCTTCAATGTCCTTGTCATTTCTTTTTAGTTTCTCCTTGTGTGTAATCACCTCCTCATACATCTCATCAATCTTGTTTGTCAATGTTGAGAATTGATAACCGGCTATGCCTAACAATGCCCAAGTCACTATATTCTTCAACCAGTTCAATGATGAATCTATATTATTTTTTGTTGTCATTGTTTTATGAAACGCAAGTTGATTCGTTGAAATTTACTAATCCAAGCCCTAATATGTTTAAAGCAATAGGTGATATTTGTTCATATGCTCTATCTATCTGAATGAATGTTTTTATACCATCATCAAAAACCGTTATAATTGCATTACCACCAAAAAGACCTTGTAAGATTTGTACAAATTGTGGATCGCTTGTGTTAAAACCAGACAATGTAGCAATTTCTGTGCTTGAGCCAAATTTAAATTGGATGTAATCAAGTATAAGACCAACCCCAGTAAAAGACGTTTTATAACATTTCTGTGTCAAATCACAACTCAATAAATCAAATGTAACTGGATAATAGTTAAAGTCGCAACCGTAAAACACTTGCCAGTTTGTTGGAAGTGTGGGTTGTAATATCCAAACTTTGGTTGAACTTAAAAAGTAATTAACGGTAAATCCACCCGATTCCGAATCATAACCTTGTAAGGCAGTACCTATCTCCCATTCAGATGGTGTAGAGGCGATAGGTATATTATCAATTTCCCACGTGTTACCACAACCACTTCCTAAATTAGGAGCACCATTTGTACCATAATACAAACACTTCGGTTCAACTGGTGGATTACCACCACCACTTGGCAACAGACCTATGATTTCCTTTGTTATGAAATTGCAACACTTACGCCAAGTAGCCATCTTTTAAACAATTTTGAAGACAAGACAACTTGCCTTTTATTTGTACATTGAAATCAATTGCAACATATGAGAATCTGTAAACAACACTCTCATCAAAAGAAACTCCTTTGTTTTCATTTGCCCATATAGACAATGAACTTGTGTCATATGAATTAACAAGCAACCTAACACTTGTTGCATCCATATCTTCAGCAGTCTGTTGGTAATCTCCTTGAATAGCACCCATTAAGTCAGCAACTAAAATGTCATCAACAAGAGGTGAATCCTCAAGCTTATCCTTTGGTATTGCAACTACAAGTCTTAAAGGCAAAGTGATTGTTGCATAAGTCAACATATCCTCTTGACAACTGGTAACCTTTACAACTGATGTGTCAAGTTCAACCCTCACATTGCTTGTCTTTCTAATATAACCAACACCATTCTTGTCAAAGTTTTGGACATCAATGTAACCACTTTGCTTACCCTTATAATACATTGGTCTTATTGTACCATTGCCACGATCTATCAACTCTGTGTATTCATACACAATATCAAAGAAACCAGTATCCTTTAACCTTTGGGCAATATCACAAAATAGTGTTGTAATCATATTGTTGTAGCAAGTCTAACAAATTCAGCACCGGCAATTCTGTAAAATTCTTCAATTTCAAATTTACTTAATCCAAAAACATTACCATACTTGTCATTGAACTTTTCCACTTTTTTTGTGCTTAATTCTTTATTGAGTTTTATGATGTATTCGTGAACGTCAACTTGTGTTGGTGTTGGCTCTTTGCCTTGTGGATTTTCAAAGTCACTTTTTAACTCACCACTCAATTGCAAGTTAACAAAGTTTGCATTGAAACCAATTTCTTGTCTGTATGCTTTATATGATGGAAACCATTTTGTTTTTCTTTCTCTTTCACTTTCAACCTTTGATGACTTACCAGTTGAAAAACCTCTGCCTCCAAATTTAATGTTGGCAGTTATCTTGGTTGCTCCTTTTTGTCCCTCTTTCTTTGGCTTACCTCTTGGCTTGAATTTTTTACCCGGTGAATCTTTTGGGTTTACATACAATGGGTCAGTTGAATTATACTGATGAGTTGCCCCATCTGAATTTTGACCTTTTGTAAATATCCTTTCAGATTGAATTGCTAAAACAGAATAAGCGGCTAATTTCAAAGGCAAGTCCTCTGCAAGGATTTGGTCTTTCAGCTTACCAGTTCTTATTATGAACTCCTCAATGGTCAAGGCAATGTTATCTTATGCCGTGTTTGGCTATTACATACAAAACACCGATTGTTTGGTAGTTTCATATTACCAAGCCAACCACCCATAAACTCATTGTACTTGTTCATATAGAAAGTAAATCTTTCTTGAAGTTGCTCAATATTGATTGTATGGTTGTTTGTTGCCCTCTCTCCACTTGTGTTATACAAAGCATCAGCAACAAATAATTCAGCAGTCTTATAAGCCAATGGCAAAGAAAGACTTTCTGCGTGGGAACAAATCCAACTTGTATGGTCGCACTTGACATCATACACAACTGAAAGACCAGCAGTATGGTTCAAGTAATCAATATTGCTTTCATACTTTGTTCCAACTATCTCAACACCTTGTGATGAAAGATATGAGTTTGCACAACTTACCTTGCCACAACAAAGACCGGCTTTGATTGGTGTCACATAAGCATCAATACCAGTAGCATCATAACCAATGAACAAGTTCAAAGGTTGCTTGTCAGACTTGAATGATTTGTGCAAATAAACGGTTGCGATCTCTCCAGCAATGGTATCAACTTGAATCATATCAAGTTGTTTGTTTTGCCTCAAATCCCAAACCTCAACATCAATTGTACCAGTATAGTCAACAAGCAAACTGATTTCTCCAATGCTCACAGAATAGAAGCTATCAGCTTGGTTGAATTTCATTTGGATGCCTCTGTAATTTTGCCCAACATACAAGGTTTGTGTACCATTATAGATGCCTAACCTATGTGAGTCAATCAATGATGTGGCAAGGTACTTGTCTTGAAAGTGGTTGTAGATGTGTTGAGACATCTCCCTTACTGCTTGGGTTTGTTTGGATGAAAAGTAATCCTTTGCAGTTGAATACTGGCTTGTGATAAATGACTCAATGTCATTCAATGATAAACCCACATCATCCAAATAGATGGAACTCTTTGGAGTTTGTGAGTTGCATAATGCTTTAACACCAATAAGATTATTGAAACATTCCATCCATTTAATTATAATGGGTGGAGGCATTACACCCCCACCCTATTAATAACAAAGAACAATTAAGGATTAACCACCTCAATGATGTTGGCGAAAGTAACACCATCCAATACATCGCCACTTGGGAACATATCAGTTGGCATACCAACAAGCTTTGTTGAAGTTGTGGCAATCAAGGAAAGAGTACCGCAGTTGTTGGAAACAACCAAGTCAAATGGAATTCCATAACGAGGAGTCACCAAAGGCAGAATTTCAAAGTTGGTTGCAGAACCACTTGCAATTGGAGAGAAACCAGCTTCAGTTCCAAGTGTGAACACTAACATTTGCAAAGCACCCAACTGGGTCATCAATGAAATGTCATCGGATGCAAAGGCACTAACAACATACGGATCCCAAGCAACTGATTTGCCATATCGTTGCATAACACCCATCAAGTCATAACCAGCATCAACACAACAACCAACATTCAACAAGTCAGTTGAAAGGTAAAGTTCAGAGCCACCAAAAATACCGATTGGTGAGCAATAACCAGTTTGCTTTGCGGCAAGGTCTATCTTTGGCAAGAAGTATGGGTTGACATTCACTCCACCAGTTTGCTTGGTGGCAACTTGTAGAACGTCACCAACAACTCCAGTAACATCCGATGCCCAGTTACCTACAAGGGCAACGGCTTCTTCAGCGGTTTTTTGAGCAAGTTTCTCCTCAATGGCAGAAGCCATAGCATTGATGCGTGAAGTGATGAATTGCTCATTGGTGCGACAAATGGAAGTAAGGTCATAAACATTCCAACCCTCTTCAACTTTTATTTTGTTGCAGATGTCCATTGAGTATTCAGCAGACGCATCGCCTCTTTTGGTTGTAGCAGTACAATCAAGTTCACAAGAGGTAACCTCTTCAACTGCACTTACTGGAATCTTTTGGTCATAACGCAAAACAACGGTGCGGGTCTTTGCTCCACCGGGGTTGACGATTTGATTGATGCCACTTGTGTTTTCAGCAGAAGTAATCATTTGCAAAAATGGTGACTCACGATTAAAGGATGCGTGACCACAAGATTGAAAGTATGAAGTCAATTCAGCTTGTACATCTGGACAAGCAAGTAATGATGATGATACGGTTGACATTTTCTAAATAGATTAAATTAAGGTTTGATAATTTGAGCCGTTATTCTTTTGCTACGGAAAGCAACCAATTCAAAAATCCCTCACTATGCAGAGCAGTCGCACCTTTACTTTGCAAATATATATAAAAAACCCCCAAATTTCTTTGAGGGTCTTTCAAACAATCCAAACAATTGACTAACGCAAACAAAAACTCTGCTAATTTACTTTAAAGCTTTTGGATGTACAAGAACTCTTTTGCCCTCTTGTGGTACTTGTGGTTGTTGTTGTGACCTCATACCAAACATCCCTTGCATATTTGGTTGAACCATTGGTGCTTGTTTGCCTCCGTGTGGATTTGTCTCACCAAGACCCAGTTCATTTATGATGTCTTGCATCGCCTCTTCGGGTGGCATAAAGTCACCGGCTTTAATCTTTGATTTGATTCTTTCCCCATTGGCATTCATTGTAACCAATTGCCCACTTGTTTCATCAAGGTCAAACTTGAGTCTTGTGTTTAGAATTGCCTCAAAGCCGTGCCTTTCTGCCTCATTCAATTTTGGTCTGAACTTTAGTACCTCTTTGGCTTTGCTTACTTTAAAAGCAATTTCCTTTTGTTTCATATTTGAGGCAACATCAATCTTGTACTTTTCAAACTGGTCAGCAGTATCTTTCCAAGCATTCTTGATTTCTTGCCTTTCCTTTTCAAGCTTTGCGATCCTATCTGAATACTCTTTCACTTTCTCATCAATACCAACCCCACTCATCTTTTTTGTTTCCTCAATCTGATTGATGTAACCGCCTTTGAGTTTATTCAAAGCAAGTGCAACCATTTCCTCATTCTTCTTGATTTCCTTGAACTCATCCTCATTGAATTCAATGCCCTCACTCTTGAACATCCTTTTTAGGTTGGTCATTTCAGAACCCAAAACCTTACCACTTATTTGGTTTATTATTTCCGGGTCTTTGTGTGCATTGTCTTTCAATACAAACTTGCTTTGAAATTGCTCCTTGAACTGGTCAAAGGTTTCAGCCGATGTACCAGCAAATTCATTCAATGATTTGATGTCTATCATATGTTGTTGGATTTAGATTTTCTACCTCTTTTTTTTGTTTCTGCTTTTGGTGTTTCAGTTGATTCATCTGAAGTACCCAAATACAATTCCCTCAATGCTTTTGTCTTTTCATCAAGAAAGGTTGGTTCTGATTTAGGAGCAGTTGTGTTTACTGGCAACTCAACCTTTGGTGAAATGGTTGTTGAGTTCTCATCAAATTGCTCAATGATTTTCCAACCACCACTCTGCATCCTTACTGGATTCTTGTAAATTGATGGGGGTAACTTTGTTCTTCTACCAGTCACCATTGAAATGGCTTCTTTCAACTGAAGTGTTTTATCCTTTTCCATATCTCTCTGATTTATTTGCAAATATAATATATGAAATTACATAATAGTGTTTAAGTTTGTACTGATATGTACCAATAGTATGAGGGATAAGAATGATGATAACCTTGTTGCATTGTTTTGGGTGGTACTGATTTGTACTTGTGTCATCTTTTGGGTTTGGCTACTATGCAATTATTATTGAATTTCATTTTATTTATCATATGTCTAATATTATTAATCATTGATTTAAATGCGACCAAAACAAAAAAAGACCGGTAAAACGATTGAAAAAATCAAAGGCAAAAAAGCCACTTGGGAAATTTATGTTTCCATTACAAAAGGAGTCAAGACCTATGGCAACAGACTTGTCAGCAAAAATGGGTACATCATTTGCAACAACTGGGGATTCAAAACACAACTCTCTTGTTTGAATAACATCAAAGCCATTACTGAAGCAGTATAAGGATTTTTATTTTTGGGTTGAAAGCCAACTGACCCCGTAAGGTCTTTGGCTTTTTTTTATAGTTTCAATTGTCTCAACAATTCATCAGAGGGTTCAAAGTTTCCATTGCTTATGTTTCTTCTTACTACGTCCTTTGGTACTGCAAATATTGAGACTGGTATTATTGAATGCCTACAATTGTAACCCCCAGCAGTTGAGTAAATTGTTTTCTCATTTGTTCCATCAATCTTGCCTTGCCATTCCTCGTCTGCCCACTCTTCAATTTCCTTGTAGTAATAAAACTTGTTGTGCCTCTCCATACAGAATTCCCTTGTTGTTTCAATTGTGTCACCACTATACTTGAACCATTCTGCACCTAATTCTTCAGCAACTGCTGATGTGTACGATCTATCAGCAATGGCAAACTGATCGTGTGCTATTTGCTTGGCATATTGCTGAAGCTTTCCATCAACCTCATCATTGCCAGTAACAACATCCCTTATCGCTCTTATTGTTTCTTTGAAAGATGCGTTATTTGAAACTGCAAGTTCTACTTGCTCACTAACTGCATCAGCAAATGCCTCATCTCCTATGGTATTAATGAGAATGTCTGCCGTGTTCCTTTTACTTATATTAATCAATTGCTCTGCCAATCCCTCACTAACAAAGTCAAATGATTTTCTGAATATCTGATTGGTAATCCTTGCTTGAGTATTGAACTCACTTGCAAATGTCTTTACCGCACTAACATAATCAGATTGCAACAATATTTCTTTCAATGCCTCCTTGACCTCTGCGGTCAATTGCAAGTTGGTATTGTTCAGAAGAATGTTGCCTTGTGAATCAATCTCAAGGTCACTCAATAACTCAATGACATCGGGGTAAAGTTCTTTGGTTGCCTTGTCAACTGCTGAAAGGAATTCGTCCGGCACTCTTGTAAGCCGTAATGTTTTGTCCTTAATAAGTTCATCAAGTGAAGCCATTAAACCCCAGTAGTGTTCACAATGTCATTTATTACTGACCTTGCATTTAATTGAACAGATGAGCCATTTGAAATTGAACTTGCCACCTCTTTTGCTTTTGCAATCAACAAACTCATTTGAACATCAAAATCTTGCTCAAGGAATTCGGGGTTTTCCATCATCAATCCATTGACAAAATTTATTGCTGAATCGTGCAACACAACCTCCCACTTGTCAACCAAACCTTTTGCAAGTTTCAAATTGATTTCATCCAATGTCATTGTCATCAACCTATCAGTTTGACTGATGAGATTAAACACCTTTTGCCCTTTGACATCGGGGTAATACAATGTTTGTAAATACTTATAGATGATTGACTGAATGACAAAAGGAGGTTGCTTTGATACTATCGCCTCATTGATTTGAGCCATATAATCAGACTCAAGGTAAAAATCATAATTGACTGGTCTTTTGATTGTCGGCTTTCTGTAATTGTCACCATATCGCATCAAACCAATTACATCAATGCACCATTCATAAAGGTCAAACAATTGAATAGAGTTCTGCTTGATACCGGCAATCAAACTCTTTTGGTCACTTGCTACCTCTGTTGCAGTCAAACCAGCACTACCTTGAACCTTGTTGTCTGTCTTTTTTAGATGTAAAATGTCATAAGCCATAGCCATTCCTTGAGCAATTTCTTGTCTCAAGAATACTGGAGTTTCAGTTGATGGGGATGCATAATACATCGCTCTGTCGGGAGTAACCGTGTCTCCTTGACTTGCTCCCTTTTGTGGTTTAATCAACAATGTTCCATATGGACTTACACGATCCTTTGCCCCAGTTCCATTGCATTCGGGACATATGCTCTTTGAACCGTCTGCCCTATAATGATAACCATTGTCACAAACCAATTGCTCTCCATTATCCCTTATGCTAAATTCACAATATTCCCCAACCATTACTCTAAAAGGGTAAGTACAAGTTGGCTTTATTCCTCTCAATAATGCCGAATCCAAAAGAACCTCATCCAATATGTCAGTTGCATAAAGGAAAGGACTTTGTTGCATCATTGTTTCATCAATTTGAATGGCAATGCCGTCAACCCTTTTTACTGGTACAATTCCAGTTGCGTGATTGAACCATTCAACAATTTCAAATTGGTAGTCTATTTTTTTACCCACTTGAATTGCTTTATAAATCCATTGGTCATCAAAGATGTAGAATACAAACCCGTCATCTGTTTCTTTTCCATTGTATTCAACAATTGATTCTTCCTCACTTTCAATTATTGCATATTGACTATTATAAGCCAACACCCTTGTTGTATGATAAAATTTTGTGTATGGCTTTATCAATTGTTCGGGGTCAATGATTTGTTCCCCATCCTTTTCAATTACTGGTATATCATAAGGCAATACTGCAACAACACCCATTGCATCCATCATTTTCAATGGAGGCAGAAAGGTGAAAACAAAATTGTCCAAGCTTCCATATTCGGGAAACTCTGAATCCAAATACTGCTGAAGTGTTGTGCTTGTGTTTATGTATTGGTCAGCATCTGTCACATATTGGATTGACCAGTTGTTTTCGTGGTATGCCCTACCATAAGTGTCAACCATATCCTTGAAAACTTGAATTGTTGTCTGCTTATAGTTTGCTCTGACGTAATCAGCTTCAGCCGGTGTTTGATTTGGTGCTTGTTTCAAAAATAACTCAAAAGGGTATACACCTTTTTGTGCGTGAACCCTAATTTGATTGAGCCATTTTACTGATAAGCCATATCCCTCATAATATTCATAATGATTATTTTCATCATTATTATGATTTGAATTGAATAGACCCCCAAGTTTTGGCTTTGACTTGTTTGCAGACTTTTTCTTTTCTACAATGTCATATAGGAGATCGTAAATGAGTTCGGGAGAAATCATCTTGGTTTAGGTCTTAAAGTTGGTTTAGGTCTTGGCGAAGAACAAGGTTTACAAGCCATCTTGGTAAATTGTTATATGAGACTTTGAATGATTTATGCAATTGTTTGAAATCAATTCTTTTGTTGAGATTGGATAAGCATATGATTTTTGCCTCATTCTTTTCCAATTCCTATACAAAGATGCATATCCTTTGTAATATTTTGACTTAAAAATTATGTCTTGCTCAAAATAATAAGAATAGTGAACATATTTTTGTGGCAATTCAATGATTGATTTTTGCCCTTGCATTATGGGTGGTTCGTGGGTTATGAATTTTTGACCAGTCCACCACCAAAGCCGTGTGCTGTATCCATCCCCCCACTCACCTTTTGCTATCAATTGATTACCCTTGATGTCTTTACAAAGCAAATGATTGAACTGGAAAGCACCGGCAACTGATATGTCTTTTGTCATCAAAGCTTCAGCATCTGAAAAGTCTTTTTCATTCCATTGCTCATCAACGTCAATTTGCCAAAGCCAACCATTCTCTTCTGAATTAAGCATTTCAATTGCTTTGTTCACTTGCTCATCCTTGCTTGACCAACCACCTTTTTTTGAATGGAATAAAATGTTGTTGTGCTTTTCCATCAACTTGGCAATGTGTTCAATTGTTCCATCTGTTGAATTCTTTGCAATATTTAGATTGTTGCACCAAGCAGTTGAACCGTTGTTACCACTAAATCCCTCAACAATAACCCACTTGTCAAATGAGTTTACCATCACATCAACAAACTTACCATTGGTAAGATGATGCAAACCATTGTAAATTATTGTAAATGCATATCTCATTCAATGTGATAGATTGCAGAGCCAAACCCCTCTGATGTTTCCCAAATTTTTACAAATCCTTTTTCCTCCAACAACTGGCAACTATGATAATGCTTAACGTGATTAGTATCATCCAAAGCCAAATAAAATGGAGCAATTGCTGATTTCATCAGTTCTTTGAATTCTATGAAACCCATATGACCAGCACTATCAAGAATAACCAAATCGGGTTGGTATTCCACTTTTTCCAATGCGTACTTAAGCATATTGTCCGGCACTCTGAAACTCACCTCTTGCTTGTACAACAATTCTCTGTTATGGTCAAGATGGTCAACAACAATGTTGTTTGGCACATCAAATGAGAAATCAGTTGGCAACAAAGGTCTTGGAATGGACAAACCCAAAAGGAAATTGATTGATGTGTTCTTATGCCTTTTCCTTGAAATCTCATAGTATCTTGGATTTACCTCAATGCTATAAACTATCTCATCTCCTATCATTGCATCAGCTATGGCTTGAGTTGTACCCTCACCCATATATGAACCAGACTCAATGATTCTTTTGAGTCTGTAAGTCTTTATGAGTTCAGTAAGTGCAAACTTGAATTCACTCTTTGCACTCATACCATTTGGCATTAATTGTTGTGCTATTTGCATCGCATTATTTTTTTAACAACATCATATGTCTCATTTACAACCATAGTGTCCCCATTCATAAAGTTCAACAATGTACATTCCTTGTCTGTGTCATTGATGTATGTTTGATTGAATGAATAAATTTCTGAAAGATTCACCATTGCCCTAACACTTTTTGAGGATGTAACCCCAACCTCTTCAAGTTGCTTGTCATAAACGGTCACATTAAACTCGTACCAAATCATATGTGTTCCATTTTTTTGTGAGTATTGTACGATCCGCCCTCATTGGTACTTTGTCAGTAATGTAATAATGAAGTTCAGCTTTCAAATCCTTAAAGGTATCAACAAAGTTAACCAAGCTTGAGTCTATGCAATGTATCTCTGACGCATTCTCAATCACTTTTCCCCAATCAAAAATCTGATAGTTCTTACCCATAATTGGTTCAAAATAGACCACCCTTTTATCAGTAACCAAATCAATGGAACTGCCATAATCAGAACACCTATGGATAAGGATATAATCAGACTCATCAACCAATCCAATGTCAGTATAAAGAGCATTCTCCAGTTCATAGTTGCGTAGATATTTAAGGTTGCGAAAATCCAATAAAGGGACTCCAGCGATTTGATACTTGAGTTCAACAAAGGACTTGAGTCTGTTCTTTTGCCTAATCCAATTCTTATGGATATCCGTGTTTGTAATGATACCAAATGAGATATCAATGACCTTATCGTAAAAGTTGTTTTGAGCAACAACTGGCTTGGCATATGTGACATAATCAAACAAATTATGGTACTGCTTTGGACATAACCATTCAACATCATATCCTTGCCTTGAATAAAATTCAGCAATTGGCAAACAACAAATGATGTCACCTACTTTTCCCGGTTGATGTATCAAAACCCTCTTTGTCTTATACTTTGACCAATCCTCTATCTGTACTGGTAAGACTTGACCTTTCAACCTATCTCTTTCACTATAATTCCTTTTGTTGGTTATATGCAAATGATAGGTCTTGATTGACAATGATGGGTTGATGGGTTGCAACCCAAGTTGTGCAAGTTCATAAGCAAAACGATTGTCACAAGCCGGTAACCCCATTGTGAAATCACAACTTTCCATCAATGGAGGTTTGCCCTTGAAAACCCAAGTGTCTTGACTCCACTCATAATTGAAAAGCTTTGCATATCCATTATTTTGTACATCCCATCTTGATAAGCAAAGAACCTTATTATCCCAGTTCATTTCCTTAATCATTTCAATCTCTGAAGTGAAATAGATGTCAGAGTTTGCAATTATGTAATAATCGGCATCGTAGTTGTTAGCTTCCCTAACAAAATCAGCATATGTTGGTCTGTCATACAAGGTAAGATTCACAACCTTTTCATTCTCATAATGCTTACCCAAATTAATAATAAGGTCAATGGATTCGCAATTTATGTTTGCCTCCATCACTTTTCTCAATTCCCTCTGTCTGTCATTGTACCTTTGTTCAAAGTATGAGGTCAAAAGAATTACCTTGCCCTCTTTCTTTGGGTATTTTTTAGAATTTGGTTGAATGAGATTTACACCAATTGATTGCTTTTGCTGATTCACCGTGTTGCCTTTTTGGTTTGCGATCTTATCACCCTTAATCAAATGGCTTTTAAAAATATGCCTACCACCTCTTGATGAACACATCTTTTGAAGTATCCTATCATAATACTCCCAAAACTGAAGTTTTATGTTGTTTCTCCACCCAAAGTATGAAATGAAATAATGGGTGTGTACGAGTTCGTGAGGTCGCTTTGTGCCATTGTTACCAAACCACATTGCATTATATCCAATATGATTGACCTCTCCTTGCTTGGCAAGGGCAACATTCAAATAAAGTTCATCTGGTTGTCCTCCACCCCACTTGTTGCGTAACCGTTCCAATGGTATTGGATTATCAAAAGCTTCATTGAACAAGTGATAAAGTTCTTGTGTCCTTTCGCAATCGTGGATATATTGAATTGAACTCTGTGTTGCTGGAAACTTTGTTGTATGGTCAAAGCCGAAGTGTTGCCATATGTCTTCCCTATATGCCCAATACATATCGGGCAATATGTTAGGTGAGTTTATGTCATATGTTGCATTTATGTAAGTGGCATAATGCTTACCACTTTCAATTAGTCTTTCAAACAATGGCTCAATTGGTTGAATGCATAATGCATCAACATCCAAAAACAATGTATGCTTGAAAGGTAGCTTGTAACCTATTTCAGCTTTGAACCTACCGGGGTCTGGTGGACTTTCTTCCAACCAATCAATGGAGTCAAATACTCCTCTGTCATTAACCTCTTTCAGTACCTCCCTTGTAGCAATTAAATGGATTGGTATGTTGGGACTATAATACTTGATTGAGAGGGCAAGGTTATAAGCCATAAAGCCATAACCTCGCCTCCCAAATGCAAGTAGAAGAATCCCTTTATCCATTCAATGGATTTATGCGGAGAATACACCCGAAGGGGTTGGAATCAAAGAAACAGAACCTTTGTACTGATAAGTGATTGCAAAGTTTGCGGCTTCTTCGTCAGTATCAGCAATGACTGGAGAACCGCTGAACGCAACCTCTCCATCCATCCATACTGACTCATCATCAAAACCAGCTTTGGGACAAAGACGAGCAATGATACCACTAATGGTATAACCACTTGTCAAGGTTGTCCAAAAGTCCATATTGGTTTGGTTAAATGAATAGTCTGTGATTGCACCACTATAGGTTACATAAAGAGTTTGGGGAAGTCCACAAGCAGTTACTTTTGGTGACTGGGTAACCTCACCACTACCCAAACCCATACGAATATTTTGTACAAGTTTAGCTTCACCACTTGTGATTAGAGCATTAACCTCAACCCCATCAGATGGGTCTGTTAGGTTTGCCGCACATAAAACAAATACTGCTTCAGAGATACCAGCCGGACGCGGCCCTTTACAAGCCAATGTCGCTACCTCGTGGTCTGTCAAGGTATCGCAATTGTAATTTAGACAAGTTGCCATTTAAATTAGATTTTTTTGGTGTTTACATTTAAGTTTCTTTCGGGACTACTTTAATGACTCACCCTTTGCTTGTCACCATTATATGCAAATATAAATACTAAATGTGTCTGTTGAATAACTGCCCTTTATCTTTTACCCTTAAATTGATTACGGCAGTAGCCAAGCTATATGCACCATCCCCATTCCAATTCGGTTGATAGCTTTCTGCTTCAGCAATGTATTCTTTGAAATTGCTTTGTGTGTCACCTATACCAAAATGGTCACAATCAACTTGAACACTCAAGCAATCGTGAAATGTTTCAGAGGCAAAGTCGGTATGCAACTCCCAAAACTTTTCAATCTCTGAATAAACAACCCTTGCATCGCCATTACCCATTTTCTGAATGGTCTTTTCTTTTGGGTAATTTGGGTTGATGGATCGCAACAAGCACCTTTGTTGTAGCTTATATCCAGTATTTGCAAACTCAAATCCAAAGCTTGGTTGGTCGCAATAAGCAACTATCATCTTTGTCTTATCCCAACCATTCTCATTGTATGATAAACATTCACTTTGATATGTTGCCTCAAAAGGTTCTATTTTTTCCAATGATATGTTGTCAACCCTTATTGTGCCGGGTATATAATTGATTTGAGAATAATCAATTGAATTCTTTCCAAAGAATGGCAAAATGGTAAATGTGCCACCATTCAAATTATATGTTTGTGTGTAACTATGAACACCAACAGATGATTGGTATGGTGTTGATGGCAAGGCATTATTCAAGAATGCTTTTACTTGAATGTTTGGGTCAGATGATGTGATTATTTCCCATTCAACTTGATATGTGCCGGGTAATGCATTTGCAATGCCAGTTTGTGTGATGAAAGGATATTCTGTTTCTGTTTTTAAAACACACTTGACATTATCAATCTCACCATCAAAGTTGCTTGATGGGGTAAATACCAAATCCACAGAACCGCTTTGGTTTGGCTTGTAGAACTGCAAAAAAGTATCGTTGCCTTTCCAAGTGTAGCTTGTACCAGTTGGTGAAGTGCCAAGCTTGACATTGATAGTACCAGCAGTCCAATTGGTGACCGTGAAAATCAAATGATAGTTATATGCCACAAGTGGTGGTGGAGGTGTTGGCAAAGTCAATGTCTGAAACAATGTACCAGTATTACCCGGTGTATGTACTGCCTTACCCCCAACTATAGACCAACCAGCATTGATAGTCCAAGCACTACCACTTGAGAAATCGCCATTTGTAACATAATCTGTAGCACCAATACCAAATGGATTGAAATTGAATTCAAGTTGGTTTGAAATAATGGCATACCTTGAAGCTCCATTGTTCAGAGTCCAATAAGCAAAGCCATCAACAAAATCGCCATTCCTTATAAGGTTATCTGAACTTATAATGCATTGGTCATAAACTTTTACAGAGTAGCAACCAGTTCCCAATTCATAATTGCCAACACTTGCAAAATCAAATTTCAATGTGACAAATTCATTGTAATATTCAAAGTATTCGCTGATATCAAACTCATCACCATTGGAATTAATTATGACTCCAGTATAATCATTCCTTAATTCATAGATGCTTGGATTTGACAAGCAACCTATAAAGTCAGATGATGGGGTGAATTTAATAGCACCATTCAAGGTTGGTGTTTTGTAATATGTATAAGTTCCATTTGCTGAAATTGTACCAGCCAAGATATTTGCAATGTATAATTGAACAGAACCTTGAACATAATCTGTGACCGTTACACTACCAACATAATACCCATTGGCATTAATGTAAGTTGGTGTAAGGTCTTCCAAATCCCCACTTTGTCCATCTATATGACAAGCAAACCCATCTTGTAACAACCAACCACCATTTGGATTCCAATAATCATAATTGATTGGCTCAATGGTTACATTATCAACCCATCCACTAAAGTTGTCAAATACAAAATTGATATTTTCCTCACCAACTGCATAGAATGGAAGTACAACACTATATGAACCACTTTCTTCAAATGGTGCTGATGTAGTTGCCAAAGGGTCAATATAACCTAATGAAACAACCACATTCCCACTTGTCCTTGTTATTTGAAATGATATCTTGTAAAATTGATTCAACACTAATGGTAACAATCCTTGTTTTAAATTATTACCAGTTGATGCAGAAACAGAAATTCTAAAATTAACATTGTCCCAAGTCACCCCAGTACCCAAAGTCCATTCAGTTGGATTTGTGGTGAATGTACCATTCAATACAATGTTTGGGTCAAGTGTTATGTCATCAAACTCCGGGTCTTGTATTTCATTATCATTACAAGGTGTCTGATAAAACTGGGTCATAAAGGTGTCATCTCCATTGAATGGATGACAATACCTTTCAGTACCACAATTGAAATTGTTTGGTGAGTCGGGATCGGGAAAGAAAGGTTGGTGCTTATTCTGTAGTAGTGGCATTGTTTGTTATCAGTTTTATGGTAGAAACCCCAGTCCAGTCATCGTGCTTAATGTTCTCAATCCAACCATACCTTGTGACTCCATCCTTTTCAAAGGTTATCATCTTGGTGGTGTTTTGAGTCAAAGTTAACCAATCAGACAAAGGTATTTCATAATCAAATTCATAAAAGTATTTTTTACTTTGCCTTGAACCAGTAGCCGGGGTCAATCCTCCAGTTGGTGTACCATTGCATTCAAAGAATGATGCTACATTGAAAATCACAGACTCTGTATTGAAGAAAGGGAGATTGCTGAAATATGCAACCTCCAACAATACTTGCACATAATCTGTTGCATTGGCACTTATTATCGCAGTCACACTTTCATTTTGATTGACTCCATTTGGTGGAACACTACCATAAGTGAATGTTTGACCAGTCTGAAACAATAAGTTATTTGATGAATCATAATGTCTTATGCCAATGGTTATGAAAAAGACATTGTTGTAAAATGATGTGAAAACCCCATTAATAACATAGTCCATTGTTGCATTGAATGTATACAATCCATTTGTTGGGATGGTGTACACACCAAGTGCTTGGTTGTAGTTTGCCCCATCATTGTAATTTATTCCACTTGTCACATCTCCAAAAACCAATGGCTCAATTATTACTGGGTTGGTAGGGTTTCCAATTGGTACTGGGGGCAAATATATTCCACCAAGTGGAAGTGATGGGTTTGCCTCAAGAATCAATGAATTGCTCAATGATGCCCTAAAGCCATCAGTTACATTTTGAAACCCAGTACCAAATGGACTTTCAAAATTGCTTGAGAATTTTTGTAGCTTGTTGTAATTATTCAGATTCCAATTGTAATAACAAGAGTTGTCACCAAAGAAATTGAATTGATGCCCATCTGCGGTTTTGTTATAGTCATCAATATTGGAACATTCAATAATGAACAAGTCACCAAAATAATCTGTTGAGTTTGCATTGACTGATTGGTGAATTATGTTTGGCTCAATGACATACTTGTTAACCAAATCAAGTGTTGTATCAATGTTGCATTGACCAAGAGGGTAGTATGTTTCCTTTTTCCAAGCAAAGTAGTCCCTTGCCATTGGGTATATGGTTTGATTGACCGGTGTTGTTGGGTCAATGAATGTTTCACTCCCTACATCAACAATTGCATAAAGTGAATTGGTGTCAATGGATGCCCTCAATTCCTTGATGTCATTGAATGAATATATGATTGAATTCTCAAAGCTTGATTTCTCATTTTCAATCCTTACAATTGGATTGTCTATGTCAGTAATGTCAATCCATAAAACAAGGTTGTACATCTTTTTAAGTTCCTCAAACAACTCATTGAATGTAACCTCAACAACTGGCTCTTGAGCCGTTGGATAAAATGTGTAAGAGTTTGCCAATGCTTGACCGCTGAAAAGAAAAGGTTTTTCTGTCAATGAATCCAAATAGTCAGATTGGAAAGAAAGCTTGTTGTCTGAAATGTATTTTATTACAAACTCAAACACATCCCTAACAAGAAACCCCTTATAAAAGTAATTGTTATTGCTACCATAAACACAAAAGTCTTGTCTGTAAAGGTCAACACTATACCAATCAATTGCATTCAATGGCTCATTTGATTTGGTGTAAAGACTTGCCAAATCAACCTTGACTGATTTGTTATTATTTAAATATGAATAAAAGCCACGATCTTGAACCTTTGTATAAAGAATCAATTCTTGGTAATCAATCCTAATGGATGGAACTTTGATGACTCCAGTATAAATGTGATAAGTCAATGTATCACTAACCTCATCATATATTTTTATTTCAACCTCATTGCAAATACTGGTTTCAAAAAGGTTTTTTAAATAATCATAACCACTAATTGTAAAAGGGTCAAGGTCATTGTTGGCATTGTAGGTTATTTCAGCATCTTGACTTATTGTCAAAATACCAATCTGTCTATCCCTTTTGATAGATGTACTTAACTCCTTGTCAGAAATAGGTGTGTCAGTCAACTGACCATCCAAGTAGTATTTGAAAGCCATCAGACCAAAGTGAGTTGAAGTTCTTGTGCAACAAAATCAAAAATTGGTTGGTCATCTGATGCCCAACTATTGAATAAAGCATAAGTCAAAGGCACATTTCCCTCTGCCAATACCGTTTCAATTATTGACCCATCAACGTCTTCTTCATGTTGAATTAAATCATAATGCACTTGACCCGGTGAAACAATAAAGTCATAACCAGTATACAAACAAAGCTTTAAGACATTTGCTTGATATGTGAATCCTTGTGTCCAAATGTTTACTGGAGTTATCTCCCTTTGATTTGCTTGTAAGTTCATCATTCAATGTATATGTATCCACCAAAAATAGTTGTCAATGGGTTAGTTGCCCAAGTTGGATTGATAAATTTAATTTCAATATAATCACCGGCAACCACCGCAATGCTTAAGGATGTGTTTGTGAACACCCTTTCGTTGGTTGCTGAACCAATGGTCTGAATCAATGTATCAGTTAAGTTGTTCAACCTAATGTACCCACTCCAGTTTTCAGCAGTTCCCGCAGTACCACTATAACAATAAATCCTTGCAACTTTAATTGTTCCCGCTCTTGGAATATGTACCTTACTGATGTTTGCAGTTGTCACGGGTGCTTTTGGTAAGTTACCAAAATAAATTGTTGCACCATCAGCGGGTGAAGATGTCAATGCTTGAACTGACAATGTATAACCTAATGTAACCAAATCACCACTACCAAGCAAGGTAGTTCCATTGACGGTCTTGATATTTGTACCACTAACCAAAGCATTTTGTTTGCCATTGAAAGTAGTCCAATCAGCAGTTGCCAAGAATCCGCTCTGCGATCCATTGGCTTGTTTTACTTGTATGCTTGT